GTGGGCTCGGAGATGTGTATAAGAGACAGTCTTTATATCATGCAATAAAAAAAAAGAGGGCGGTTTCCCGCCCCGTTAATTACTTAATTTGTCTATCAGCCAGCCTGTTGCCACAGCTCCTGCGATGTATGACCAGAGATTTCTTTGCCGCTTCGCAAGCTTCAGGTCATGTGTCAACTCATCTATTTTCTTCGTCAATCTGTCTAAATATATCTGCAGCTTCATTAAGTTCTCTTCTGCCGTCTGCAATGATATCTCTGCACTCTGCAATTGTTCTTGAGTTCTCATCAATTCTTTTCTGCACTCTGTCAGCTGATTCCGTAGCTCGGTCAACTCTTGAGATGCTTCGGTCGAGTTGCTCTCCAGCAGATTTAATTTGCTCTCCAGCAGATCTAACCGCATCTGCTGATTGCTTGCTGTAGTCTTGAGCCTCTCGTACTGTGTTCTTTGCATCACCACCGTTTCCGTTTCCGTTGCCGCTGGTGCCGCTGAATATGAGATATACGAGTAGGGCGACAACAGCAACGACAGCGCAAGCAATAGTGATAATCTTTTTCTTTTCATACATTTTACACCCCGTTTTCTAAATACCACTGTGCTTTCCCGCGAAGTATATCTCCGCCGGTTCCGATTTCGTCCTGATCGCACAGCTGCTCTAAATCCCAGCGGCAGTCAGGATCTCCGCTGTACAAGCCGTAGCCGTCATCGTTTGCGGCCTCTCCGTGTGTCATGAAATGCTCACGGTCAATCGGATTGTCAAAAACCTCGGCAATAACAGCAAACATCTTCGCCAGCGTTTCAATCTGTGCCTCCGTAGGCGGGTATTCTCCCAAGTCATCTGGACGGGCGTTATAGCAGCAGCACAGAGCAATTGCGATACTGCCTGTATTCCTGTGCCAAGTTGCCCGCGGTACTTCGTCGAGCGGTCTTGTGTAGATGATTTCACCGTCTCCGTCAACATTAAAATGATAGTCGTTAAACGTTGTGAAGTACCGTCCGGCCGACCAGTGTCCGTATGTAGTAGCCGGCCACGGGAATTGATAAAAATAGCTTCTTTTGTCAATGAGCTCTTGTTTAAATTCGGCTATTGTCATAAGTGCCTCCATCTAAAAAACCGCCCTTCAGCGGTTATTTCTTGAGTTTTGCAAAAATATTATTATCGAGTAATGTTATCAACTTGTCGATATGATGATTTCCCGCGTCCCGTAGGTTCTCGCAGATAGATAAAATCTCGTTGTAGCAAATATACCCGAACATGAATTTAAGCACCGGCCATGACAACGGTATCTCTATCGCCGATAAAACCGTATCAATCTGTGAAGCAGTGAGAATAAGAATTGTGAAGAGAATGAATTTTGTTAAAAATCCCCACAGCATAATCTTAGATTTTAAGCGTTTCGCGCTGAACGCAAGAACAATGCCGTACAGTTTCTCTCGCGTTGTTAAGTAATCAGGATCCATCCCCTTATCTACAAGATACTGATAACCGATAGCCAGCCAGCGCGTACTGATGTCAATGATAATCAACCAAAAATAAGCGTTGAGCACAACCCCGTATGCACTGTTAATAAATGACAAGATGTACATCAGCACAACGCTTACGACTGTCTTTGATTCCCATTTGTCCAAGAGATTGAGAGAAGTTCGGCAGAAATACTCCGCAAAATCAATCAAATCTAAGACAAAAACGCATGTAACAAATCCGCCCCACCAGATAGGAGGCTTGTTATATTTTTTTATTTTTCTTTTCAGATTTTGAAAGAATGTCATTTTCGGCCTCCTGCTATGTTGTTAAATCCGCTTCCGTTTCATGCTCGTTTATCTCACTCGACCATCTGATTGTAATACTATCTGTCATTAAAAACTGTGTTCCATAAACTTTATCGCTTTCACTTTCTATAAACCACCCGTAATCCCACGGATGCATATGAAAAAACTCAATACTAAGAGTTGATCCGGGCGTTACTTTGACATATTTCACTTCGGGTTTCATTTCGGAACCGGCTGTTATTTCAATGACTGTAACTCTTTCCGGTACAATAAATTCTGAATTTCCTTTAACTTTAACGCTGCCTGTAAGCGCTTCTGCTGCAATTTCCTTCTGCACATAATATTTTTTACCGTCAACGCCGCTAAATGTGTACATGTGCGTGTCAACAACATCTCCGACTTTTGCGTAATGCGGCACACCGTCAATGTTAATTTTTAAGTAATTGTCTCCGACTTTAGATTTATCCGTCGTTAATTCTGCAAGTTCTTCTTCCCCGTTTGGCCTGATAATTTTAAATTTATCCATCATTCCACTCCTATCTTTGCGCCATTCGGCAATTTAATCATATTTCCATCAAAAATTTCCGTCTTCTTCACATACTGCGATAGATCTGCGGCAGGTCCCGGCGGACCCTGTATCCCCGTATTTCCTTTTTCCCCTTTCTCGCCTTTCGGAATTGAAAAATTAAACACTGCTGCGTTGACCGTTCCGGTATTTGTGACCTTAGCACTCGTTCCTGGTGCCACTGTTGTTACCGTTCCGATTTTGATTGTTGCAGCGACTCCGTCTTTTCCGTCTGTTCCTTTCGGTCCGGGGTCTCCTTTAGGCCCGGGATCTCCTTTGGGGCCTTGAATACCCTGTCCGCCGCCGGAAACCGGAATGACAAAATCAAATACAGCATTTGTACTATTGCCGGAATTTGTCACCGAAGCGGAGGTACCTGTCGTCACTTCTCCGACTTTTATCGTTGCCGCTGCCCCGTCTTGTCCGTTCTTCCCGTCGGCACCCTTAGGACCCGGGTCACCCTTTGGTCCGGGGTCGCCCTTAGGACCTGGGTCACCTTTCGGACCTGCTCCGCTACCGCCGCTGCCCCCGTTTTCATATAGATACTCAAGGTCGTTCGCAATGTAGTCTAAAATACCGTCATTCCCCTTCGTGCAAAACGGCGTGTTTTTTCCGAATGATCCTGGCTTAATAATATTGTCATTCTCATCTCTTATTTCCGGGTGCTGAAAAGTTTGCGGTCTCATTCGGATACCTCGGCTTTTTTAATCTCAAGCGTGACCGTGTCTCCGTAGTTCAGTTCGTCAGTCTCTTCTTGACTTGTTGTCGACATAGCATAGACTTCGCCAGTTTCCGGATTGTGAAAGCTGAACGTCGTTAATACTCCATCATTTTGTGGATACGACACCTTACCATTGACTTTGCATGTTCTTTTCATGATTTTTCTCTCCTTTTTAATAACCTGTCACGTTTACGAATAAAATGCATGTGATTCTTAAAACACCGCCCGGTATGTGTATATCGCCTCCAGGATTGACGATCGCACTATCCGCAAGCCATTGTGATTTAATACTATTTGAATTGACCCAGTTCAGCTTTAGCGAGCTATGAACTACTGCTTGCGGTGTGCTCCTTTGAAATTCGTGCATCGAAAACATGATAGCGGCCACCTTGCCGCAAGGGAAAGTCGTTTCTGGCATAACAGAAGCAATCCCCGCTGTGTCATTTGTAGATATTTCAGGTTTAATGTGACTGCCGACAACCCGCAAGTACGGAGTTTTACTATTAAATACTAATTCCTTCGTATCGGAGTTCCATATAAACAGCCCTGCCCCCGATATGTCCGGATCGGATTTCTCGGTAAATATATAAAGCGTTACTGCGTCATGTACCTGCGCCGGTGTCATCGGTACCGACATGGGAGCGTGTACTTGCACCGTCATTTTCCCGCCGTTTAATTCGGCGGTAACGTAATATTGTGGATTTCCGCAATAAACCGCCGGAATGTACTGCATATTAAAATCAATCTCGTATTCGTACCATTTCCAATTGCCCCCGCCTTCGGATATCTGTGATGGTACCGGCAGCTTATCTACTCTTAATAACCTTAAGTTTTTATACTTATTGTTAATAATAAGGTGCCTGTCAGCATTGTAAATTTCTAAAAAATTAATAAGTGCCATAGTAGATCCTCTGTTTGCATACCCCATTAAAATCGCCACGGTATACCCAGTTGATTTGATTTCCTGATGTTGTTATCTGTAGTGGCGCCGTGTATTCGGAAGTTTCCGGCACAAAAAACACAAACAGTCTATCGTTATCCTTGATGTCAATTGTTTTACTTCCGGTCGCTGTATCTGCTGTAAAGCTTTCGAGTATTCTTGTAAGCGAATCTGTAATGTCTAAAATCATGCCTTTTTGCGGGTGATAAATTCTAAGCCCTACTGTCATTATGAAAGCACCCCCAACGCTATTACACGAAAGTTGTTATTGTCGTATATTTCAATCAAATTATCTTTAATTTCCGTCCTTGCTCCGCTTGTTTTTGTCCGCAATATGCCGATATTAGCTGTGATTGCTGATAGACTTGTAACTGCTAATTTATCCGCTGTAACGGCTTTTGCTGCAAGCATTCTTGACACAATGACGTTGTTATCTATGACTGTTTTGGCTCCAACGTGTAGATATCTACTTGCAATCGTCGTAGTTGTCGGTGACAAGTTGATCTGATTAATGACATCGCCTTTTTGCACCCTCAAATTGATGGCGTCTGTCATCTGTGCAATGGCGCTGTAATTTGCTTTTGCAAGCATAAGATTGCCGAGGTTTGAGACGATCGTTGTAACATCTTGTTTTGCGATTGCGCCGTCGTTGAGCTTTTGCTTAACTAACGCGTCTACTTTCGCGAGGCTGACCGCCTCGTCCTCAAGCATATCCTTTGAGATAGATACTTTGACAACGACACGGCTTGCTTCGGATTTCTCGCCTTCGCCGAAGAGGTCATAATAAGCAATGGAGACATCATAGATTCCCGCGCCGCAAGTGTGACTGTAGCTGTTGTTTTCGGTCTTGATTGTCTTCTGCCCGTCCGTGCCATTTATATAAATGTTCATGCCGGCACAGTCTTTCGGAATCGCTTCTGCTGTCAGCCCGAAACCACCGATTGTACTTGTGAGCACAGGCGGATTGGGCTTTTTCGGTATCGGCTTGTTATACTGCAGTATCGCCGGGGCGGAGTATTTACCAATGGCTGATTTTGCGTATAAATACAACTTCCCATTTCGTTCTGTCAGCGGCAGTATCGCCGACAGATTATTTGTCCGTGCTAACAGCCCAGACGTTTCTGCACCCGCGTTATCATCTGTTCGAATTTCGTAAAAAGCGACGTCGGTATTCGTAACTTCTTTCCAGCCGGCAGTGCACGCCGCACCGAAATCTATTCCGAATCCGTCGGGGGTGTTCGGAATTTCTGTTTTAAGCGCAACAAGAATTTTCAGCTGCGGAGATGTGTCCGGGCTTGTCGTTTCGCCCCATTCATTTTTTGTGCAGACCGCGATCAGGTAGATATCTCCGACGACAGCCTGCGGAATGACGACTTGATCTTTTCCGCTGCCGCCAAACGTCCACTCTCCGTCAAAGCCGAGTTCAGAGCCTTTCGTACCTTCTTTGATAACGAGATCTTTTGCCTGCCCATTGCTTGTCTTATACCATACGTCACCTTGTAAATAAGACTGCAGTTCCGGCGGTGTCCAGCTGACAACGATATCATAACGAGACACGCCGTCCGCGAGCTGTCTGTATCGGTTATATGCGGTTAAATTCGTAACGGGCGGGATGTAGTACGGAGCTAATGTGTACTCGTAAGCTTTGACTTCGGACAGATCCTGCTGACCTGCGCCGAAGATGTTATATGAGCAGAATTTGAGGTAAATCTTCTTGCCGATGTCATCTTTCGCGAACGGTACTTTAAATACCGAGTTATCAAGCCGGACAAAGTCTGTATCTTTAGCGTGCGTTCTGACAGCCGTATTACACTGCCCGCGGTATAACCCCGTCAGTAGCCACGCTCCGTTCGACTGCAAATTAGCGTTGATGTAACTCATACACTCGCCGTCTATCCAGCAGAGCGTATTCTTGCGTTCTGCGTCCTGCGGCGTACCGCTAAGCAGCTGATCATTACATGTTACTATTGCTTGATTGCCGCTCGGATGATTCGGCATCGGTGACAATGGCTGTGTTAATTTACCACACCGCGCGGAGCCTGCAATTTGCCCAACTGTTCGATAATTTGTGTTATCGTCAGAAACGTACACAGTACATCCGCCCCAGCCGTCCGCCTTGCCTTTCGCGGCTATCCACAGCTCTAAGCCGTCGGCGGTAAGATCCGCAGGCGGCTGAAAAATAACCGGAACAGTATCCGGCGCGGTTTTGTTGTAATCAATAAATGGACGATCTACATCGTGTACATCATACGTAGCCGCGGAGTAGTTTCCCGGAGGCACAGATACCGCCGTAACTGTAAGCATTCCGCTATCGTCTTCGGTAACTGCTGTTACTCGGACTACTTGCTTATCAATCCCGCTATACTTATCTGATATACGTACTAGGTCGCCCGGCTCTATTCTGCAAAAAGCCCAATCAAGAGTAAAAGTATACTGGTTTCTGCCGTACCTATTCTTGCGCGCGGCCATTTCGGCTACTTTCACGGCTCGTTCTTTCGTGTACATATACCGGGCATTTATTGTATTTGCTTGCCGGAGTCCGTGATTCGCGATATCTTCTGAAAACTGATAAGCGACAGATTCTTTTTCATAGCTGTTAGCTCTGTTACTAAACTCAACAGGAAAACGATTATAGATATCCGCGGAGTCTTTCCGCTGATATGTGACAAGCGCTCCGTCAGACTGCGGGATGAAGTCATCAGCGGTCAGGTCATACTGTACAGTCTTATCCGGCGTCCAGTTACCCGCAGGACGGTCTTCGGTTATGACAATTTTATACCGGTCGTTAGACCAAAAAATATGCGCGTTCGTGAGCCCTGTTATTTCTTTAACGATGTCGCGCACAGCGCTTTCGTCGGCATCTGCCGGCGTAGAAATCAGCAAATCTGCCTCTCTGCAGTACTTTCGGTACTCGTCGAGGTTTTCAATATTGACATCAGACAATCCGACTCTGTCTAACAGCGCTCTTATGTAATCCGCGGGATTAACGTCGACACCGTCTCCGGTACTAAGCAGCTTACCTTTTACTTCAAAGTTGTACGTCGGCATAGCTGCGGAGTCACCCAGATCGATTACTCCCGCCACGTACGCCAAACCATTGTACGGAAGTGATTTATCCGGATGGTGCTGCGCTACATAACTCCACGGCGACTGTGTAGATGCGCCGTCGAAAAGTGACAGTCCAACCTCTTCAGCCGGATAATTGTAGACCTCTTTATCCTTCCAGATTCTATTGATACCTGCTATCTGACCCTCGCAGAGTCCAATAATTGTCGCCACGGAATATGTATATGTGATGTTAGTTTGTTTCCCGCCGCCCTTACCTGCCCGGTGGGTCTCTTTGTGCTCGTGCGCGGTAAAATCATCGTAATATATAATATTCCCGCCAATACGTGTTGTACCATAGATTTCCGGAACAGCAGTACCGTATTCCGCAGTATTAACTGTAAACGTTGAGATTTTATTAGCCCGAGTAACAATGTTCGGCCCCCTGAAAAAACTCATACCGTATCCTCTCTCCACCTGTAGATGTACTTAAGTCGCGACTGTCCGCGGTGGTCACAAAACATAACATCGCTCATCTCTGTAACTATCACACCTTGATTGATTAATGCATGAATAACTCTGTCCTGCCCAATATATACTGCTGCATGAGATATGCAGCGACCGTACTTGTACAACAAAAAATCACCAATTTGTAGATCGGTGACTTCGTCACAATATTTTTGTACGTACCTCAGAAACCACTCTTCTGAATGCGATAAATGCCACATATTAGAGTATGGCGCGACGCTAATTGTATCCGGTTTTATTATTTGTGCGCCTTCGAGCACACCGATTAGCAGCATACCGCAGTCTACGCCTACGCCCTTTACTTTTGCCATATTAACGTGCGGCGTTCCGAGCCATGCCCGCGCTTCTGCAGCTATTCTCTCGCCGACGGTCATATAAGTATCTCTTTCAAAGGCACATATGGCGCCACGACCGACGCGTTATCTATATCCGTCGAGCTGATAACCCCCTCTCCTGACGTACTATACGCTTTCTGCGGATAGTACTTCCGGATCGGGAATTTCATATTCAGCCCTTGCGTCTTTGATTTTACGGACAACTGCAGATCCACGCCGCCTGCGTGCTTAACTTCAACGTTCCCCGCAAACAGTCCGATTGCACCTAATACTGATGCCCCACGGAAGAAACAGCGCCTTAGCGCTAATACTGCGCCATCAAGAACGCCTTCGTGAGCTGCTCTTAGCAGCGGTTTATTTTCTATTTTGTCTTTCGGATCTGCGCAAATCGTGACAGTCAATGTGTCTACCGAAACATCACTCTGCAAGTCAATTTGACTGCGCTTAATAAGCAGCGCATTGTGCTGATACGCTCTTCCGTTATATACAATGTCCTGATCTGTATCGGCATAGTAGTATTTGTTTCCGTTTGACAGTGTCAATTCATACAGATCGCAAGACGTAAAACTTTTCTCTGTATTCAGATACGTTTCTAAGTCAGTTGTTACTTTCTTCATCGTACTACCCTCAGCTTGATACTTCCCGTTTCGTTCCAGTTTCTAAATAATTCTGTGATTCCCAGTCCGTCGTCGTCAAAACATACTTTCCAGTAATACGTATAATCGGCCTTAATGACGTCGCTGCCAGCCGGAGCTGTTTTAAAAACGATTACCCCGTCCGTTATCGTATAATCCGATGCCGGCACTTTTGCGTCGTTGCGATAAACAGTGGCATTCTCAATATACGCGGCGGGCTCTACATACTCCCCGACTTGCATAACTGCTTGATATTTACCGGGGGAAACCATCGGGAGTTGTATGCCTTTTACCTGATAATCCTTCGGATCTAACCAAAGAAACGGAAGAAGCGCCCCTTTCTGCAGCGCGCAAAAGCCTAATATTTTACGAGACTCTTCATCGGTCAACCGTTTAAACTGTACACTGATTGTCCAGTCCGGATACAACTGATTCGTCATAGCCCGCCTTCGGCCGGAGCCTGTTTTTTTCACTGTTGTATTCCAAGTCTCTTTTTTAGAGGAGTTCCATGCCGCTTTTTGTATGTCCGGAAACTTTTTCAAAGCCATTTACCATACCCCGCTATCTGTCGCAAAATTTCGGTTGTTTTCATGCAGCGCCTGTTTAATTTGTTTAAGCCCCCCGCGGTTTAAAAAGTCCATGAAAGACTTAGCATCTAAAGCTGACACAGATAAATTTACATCGCCACCGGCGGCGTCATCTACGCTACCGCCATTCGAAAATTCCGGAGTAGCGCCGGCGTTAATGGCGTTTAATGCGCCAACGCCTATGCGGTCGACCGCAGCCGAGCGGATAACGTACTCACCTTTAGACAACATAGCCGGAATAGAGTCGCTGGTACCCGTACCCGGGCCGGTAATGTATCCGCCTGCCGCTTTCTTCGTAATACCAAATACCGTTTTATTAGCCATATCAGCAGGCGTCATGCCGCTCGCCAACGTCGGGAATGCAGAATAAATCGCAAACACGCCGAGCCATTCGGTCAGTATCGATACCGCAGTGTTAATAATGTTCTTAGCAAAATCGGCCAGCGCTTCCTTTCCCGACTTTGCGCCAGTAATGAAATCCGACATAGCACTGCCCATACTTTTACCGACATCGTTCATGTAGCCAACAATTTTATCGTGCCACTGCTGCGCTGTGGTCAGCTGCTGAATTTCAGCATCGGCGGCTTCTGCTAAAGCCGCTTTGTACCGATCAACAAACGACTGCAACGTCTCTCCTTTTGCTGTTAGCTCTTCTGCCAGTGCATCAGGGGTCATCTGTAGGAGCTTAGCTACTCCGGTTAAAGCATCTGCTTCGTCCGGATTAGAGACGACTGTATCAAGATCTTTCAAGTTTTCTTGCAGTGTCTTCTTGAGCTGATCTATTTTATACTTCGTACTATCGGGATCACCAAGTATTCTGTCTACCAGATTTTTTGTATTTTCTTCATTGTTTTTTAACGCTAAATCAAACTGCGCCGCTCTTACTTTAGCCGCATATAAACTGTTTTCCGCGTCTATCTGGTCGTTAATGGCTTTAATCGTCTTGTCACGCGTAGATGCGTCGGTAATTTTCTGCGCAAGCTTGAGCTCGTTTGTGTACCCCTCAACTAACTGATCATGCGCATTTTTGAGCCCTTGCAGAGTTACTTGCAGACCTTCTGTCTTCTGCTCTTCTTTAGTCATCATCTTGACACTAACCTGCGCGAGTTCTACCGCCGATTTAGCCAGTGCCCATTTCTGTTTATCCGCGTCAGCGTATTTTTTAATCAGCGCTTCCACAGCTTTTTCTTCTTCAGTCAGCTTTTTTACAGCTGATCCGCCACCGCTGTGGGAGCCTCCTCCGCCGCCTGACCTTTTAGCCAAGCTGCCCGCGGAATTAAATCTCTGCGACTCACGCACTAATCCGTGCGTCGCATTAGCCAATGCCGCTTCCTCTTCGTCGTTATTAACGCCGCCCGCAGCAGCTATTTTATACTGACGATGGATACCGGATGCTGCCGCACTGGCGATCCTGCCTAATATTCGCAATACCTCGGCTGCAAAATCATAAATTTCTTTGAGTACATCGATGACCGGTTGCATAGAATCAACGATCTCTTTACCGACTTCGCTAAAGCCCATCGCAAGATTATATATAATGACATAAATGGCTTCTATCGACGTTTTTATTACTGCCAATACGGCGTCAATCCCCCATAAAATAACGCCGGCCACATTGCCTAAAAGCGTGAAAACTCCAAGGCCGTCCCCTCGAATAAAATCTACCAGATCTTGTGTAATATCGATGAGCTCTTGCACTATCCCAGACTGCTGAAATGCATCGAGTATAGCCGCCCCGATTTCGCCGCATGCCGCGTTAATATTTCCAGTGACATCACCCCATTGGTCAATGATATTCTGCTTAGATTTAGCCATTGATCCATCGAACTGGTGTAAGTAGTCGGTTAATGCTTGAATAGCGTCCTGCGCATCCAGCGTTCCATCGTCCAGCGCCTTCATTGCTTCTTCGCCGGTCATGCCCACGGACTCGAACACGTCATCAAGATTAATGCCGGCCATTTGCAGCGCGATAATCTGCCTGCTGCTTGCGTCCCCTGTGGCTTTAATGCGCGCAAGCGTAGTAACGAGCATTTCTGCGCCTTCTTGCTTCTTACCGAGACCTGCCGCTGCGTCAGCGCATAGCCGGATCATATCCGCCGACTCTTGCGCTGTATAGCCCATTGCAAGGAGCTGTATGCCCATTTCTTGTACAGCCGCTGAGTCGTAATTCAGGTCGCGCTCGAGATCATTAAATATGCGATATGTCTCTTTTCCGCTGTTTATGTTATTTTTTATAGCGCCCAGCTGCGCCGTCGTTTGCTGCGCAGCCAAGCCGACACTTACTATATGCGTGGCCGCGTCTTTCGCTATATCGACAACCGCTGATAGCGCACTAACTAATGCGTTGCCGAGCGCGACAGAGAATGCTGTAGTCGCTGTAGACCCGCCGCGGAACGACGAAAGTAATTGCTTAAATCCCCCCGCAGCCTCTTTCGACTTCTGACTGGCGGCTTCTATACTTTTTGTAGTATCTTTAATAGCACGCGAGTATGCAGCGTTCGCTTCTTTTTGACTGTGCAGCGCCATCCTGAGATCTTTTAATGCTTGCCTCTGTTCAGTCGTCGCTTTTGTGCCGTTGCGAGTCGTCTTATTTAGATCTTTGAGTTGCTGTTTGAGTTCTGCTGCTTTCTGCGAGCCTTCTGCGAACGCCGCTTTTAATCTTTTCAGCCCTCCATCGTCAGTAGCTGTCTTTATAACGATCTTCGCGTCTGCCATTCAAGCACTTCCTTTTATTTAAAAAGCGCCGGTTAAGGCACTGTTGATTTCAAATTTATAATTTATAATTTAATATGCGTCTCTAAATACGCATCTACTTGACTTGCAAAATAAGTCTCTATGGCTGCTTTATTCCGACCAAAATAATCCCCTCGAGCTGGATATTTGGTAGCTTTCATGCCCTGCCTCGGGCCTCTTCCCCGGATGTATCCGCCATGCGCCCCGGTATTGTACCACCGCGCGAAATAATTAGCATAAATGGTAGCCGTTACGTTATCAACTTCGACAGCATAGTGGCTCGGAATAATCTCCGACGTACCATCTGGCGCGGTTATAAGATTTTTACCGGAAAAAGCAGTTTTCGGATACGTTCTTTTTATATAATCCGTTGTTGCATAATTTGCGTGCTTACACGCCGCGGCAACATCCGTAATAAACCCTTTTCGAGTATAGTCTTCTATTTTTTCCTGCAGTTCTTCAAGCGTCATGATAAAAATAATAGAGCGGTTTACTCAACAAACCGCTCTACCCTTTTAAATTAATGTCCGGGCGTAGCCGCGGGCTCTACAAAACCTGTTTTCTTGACCGGGGCGCCGACTCCTGTCGCTTTCAGTGAGTAAGACACGACGTCTTCCCCGTCTGCCGTCTTTTCCCAAGACGTAGGTACGTACTTACCGACAATGTATTCTTTAGTATCCAAGTCCACGATAGCAAACTGCAGGGCGCCTTTTTCCGCGGTAATTGCGTCATCGTACAAGAACTCTTCGATGACTTTCTGCGCTTCATTATCTCGACGCATAACAACTTCTGCGTCCAGCTCGTGAGTCTTTGAAGTCACAACGCCGTCAGCCCAATAACCGGTATCTTTCGTCTGCGCCGTTTTGACCTCGGCAGACACGGAGTGCGTATTTGACGTCAGTCCGCCCAATTTAATCCATTTCGGACTTGCTTCGGACGCTCCCGTACCGTAGTTGATGTACAAAATAATTCGTTTGCCGGAAACCCCGACTTCCCCGGTAAATGCCGGGTATTTTTCTTTTGCGATAGTTACAGCCATTTTTCACCTCATGCTATTTGATCAATTCTAAAAATAAGAGTAGTACCGCCGTTCTGCCACACACCAGTATCGCCGTATACCGGTAGATTCGTCCGCAGCGAGCCTACTTTAATGCTGATAAGCTGGTATCCGTCTGCATACAGCTCTTTTTGCAGTGCATCCCAGCCCGCGTCGCCGCTTAAATAGTTCAGCAGCGCTTCCAGCTTTTCTGCAATCACTTTGCGGCCTTTATAGTTACTGTAGATCTCCAGCTGCAGCGACATATTCCACGAAGCCATATCTGGCGCAGTAGCGGTGCAGTCCGCGTCGCTGGCGCCTAAAATGCCATAGGCAAACTCTTTTTGCTTTCTGAAATAGTCTTCTATTTCGGTAATCGGCACCGCACTGTCGAACCAGTCCAAACCTATCGGGCTGTTTTTTGTCACCGCATAAAACGCTTTGGTTACGGGATAAAACGGAGATTTATACTTCATATCAGTCCGCCTCCACCGTTAATGGCCGTCGCCGTAATCTGCAGGAAATACGGCCGGCTTTCATCAAGCAACAGTATATCATTAATGAGATAGATAAAATCTCGATATGACAGTCGCCATGATGTGTCCAGCCCTTTTACCGCATTCATGCCGCGGATATCCCGGATAACAAAATACCGGGTATCCACAGTGACGTAGTCACCTACGATCTGCTGCCGGCTCTGGTTACGCTGTTCGCACATAGCAGACAACGTAACCGCCGGAACGTACGTAGTTTCGCTTAAGCCGCCCAACTCATCGCGGACCGGTACGGACGGCTTAAGTAGTGTAATCCGATGACAAAACCGGCCCGGGTTTCGCTTGAACACAAAACACCTCTTACGGCGTCTTAGTAAGCTTCACAAAGGCTTTGTCGTAAACAGAGATATCCGTGAAGCGGCATACGGCGCGGACAAGAACGGAATTTTTGGTAAACCCTGCTTCTTCCGAAGACGCAACTTCGAGAGACGGATATGCAATGTGATACAAAGCTGAGAAGTCCCCGACAAGAATAGTATTATCCGCAAGATTGCTTCCTTCGACGACAATAATCGGGCGCCCTTCGATTTCTTTTACCGCTGCGTTGTTAGCGTCGCGGGAAAGCAGGTATCTGTCCTGCTTGTCTTTCGCAAGTGCAAGACCCGCCCACGTAACCTGATTCATAACAACAGTAGCTCCGGATCCCGCATCCAGCGGGAGTTCAATTATAGCTTTTTTAACCGCATCGACAGTGACCACGGTATTCATAGCGGCAATCTTAGTTTCTTTCGCCGCGGCAAGTACTTTAGCACAGATGTCCTTATTTACTGTAGTACCGTACACTCGATTGAAAAGCGTTCCAATAATTGCCAATACGTCAGAGTTAGCATCCTGTAGTAATTCACGGGATACCGGAATAATAGCGCCTTTAGACGCCAGCGTATACTTAACGCTGGTAAATACACCTTTTTTCTGCGCAATCTCGGTATTTTCTTCGAAATCTGTCAGTTCGACATCCTGCCCATAATCGATACACGGTACCGTCCCCGCGCGAGTCGTTACCGGGATAGCGGTCGCGATAGCACGAAGATCCACGCCGACTCCGTTATTTTCCCGCAAAGACAGCAGTTCTTCGGGAACGAGGACGCCCCCATCAGCGGCAACTGCGCCATTCTGACCCGCGGCTTTGTCTTCAAAATAGGTCGCATATTCAGTATCGGTCACCGCGCGTCCCAGCAAGAAATTTTTAAGTGCTGCATTAAATCTTTTTTTGTTCATCTTGTTTTCTCCTTTTAAATAACTTTTCCTTTTTGCTTCAGCTTCCAGTGCTTTTTGCTCACTATAAGCGGTAAGCTTATCTCCCAATTCTTTCTGCTTCTCTGCAGGTACGGCTTCTTTCTTTTCGATAAAAGCCTTAATTTCATCTTTCAGTGCGTCAATATCGCGCTTCATCTCTATGCTTTTCAGCATTTAACTACCTCTTTCTTATAAAATACTGCGCCAGTAAGCTTCTTCTTTCTCATCCATTTTCGGGACGGGCCCGTTTCGCTTCCGCCGATGTTTCGTCAATTTCTTATATGTCGGCGCTTTTCGGCCGTAGGCGCCTCTGTATGTCGGTAACGCGCAGTTAATGATCATTAAATCCTCCAGCGCATCGTAACGCCGCAAATAACCATCAAACATCGCGTCGATTTCCGAAACAGTATACTTTCCGAATTGCTCTGGAGTCAGATTGAGTTCACCGAGTGCAATAACTTCAAGCACTTCCAGCATATCCCGAAACGTTCGGTATCCCGCCGGCCTTACGCTTTGCCTGCTTTTTTCATCAGTGCCTTCATCTGTTCCGGCTTCGGCAATGCTGCCTCGACTTTTTTTGGGTCAGCTACCGTGCCTGATTTAATCAGTGCCGATAACGCGTAAGCCATCAGTACTGCCGGTGAATACTGCGGTATCGCTTCATAATACAAGCATTCCGCGTCTTCGTGTGTCATACCGTCGTTGCCGTCAATAAGAGCTTGAGTGAACAGCACAAATACATCGTGCAGCGGAGCCGCCTGCTCTTTAACTGACTGTAAAAATTTCATCAAGGACTCATGCCGTAACTTTGTTTCAGCTTCATATGTGCCTTTATTAGTCAGTTTTAAACGGTATGTCTTTCCGCTGATTTCTATGCTTTCGAAATTATCAAAAATCATTACCCTCCCTCCTTTCTTCTGGGATTTCCACCTTCGTCACCGCCGCTATCTCCTAAAGCTCCGGTCCCGCCGCGCTGCGTGAGCATATCTGCTCCGGGTGCGTCTATCGCCGGATATCTCAGAGACCGTCTGGCCTCATTAGGTGTCAATATTCCTGCTCCAGTGTAAGCCGCGAGAACGCTTGCTTTACTCTGAGCGTCCAATGTATCAAAGACATCACCAGCACTAAGGAATCGATATCCTTTCGTTTGGTCTGCTCTATCAAGCAGCTTGAGCCGAAACTCTGCCGCGTACTGTGTAATAATCGGGATCATCGTTTGATTAAAGAACTGCGCCATTTGATTAGTTGAAAACGTAGCCATCCCAGCGCCGCCACCCACATTAAGCATTGCAAGCGGTATGCCGAAGAATGACGAAATCTTTTGTGCGGAAGTCTGCTGCAACGATTCATAGTAATCTTTAATCGCATTCGCAATATTCGTCGCTGTCATTCCCGCTGGCAACGGCAATATCGTATTATTGCTGTCCGACAGAAGCTCTCGAACTTGATTTTGCAGTTCTTTCTGCTTTGACGCGCTCAAATCAGATGTATATGACAACACAATTGTCCCGGAAAAGCCGTTTATCACGGCACTGCGCATTGCGCTTTCCGATTCCGCCGACCCTTTTAGCGCATTCATCAGCACATCAATAGCTCTTCGACCAACAAGTCCGTTAATACTAAAAGCTTTAAAATGCAAAATTTCTTCAGGTAAAATAGTAAAGCGGTGCCCGGATTGTGTATCATAGTACTCATATACCATCTTCCGCTGTCCTTGCAGTATGTCTGCGTTATCCCAGTATGCTCGAACATTAAAAGCATTCAGCGGAATTAACTTTTCTACTACGCCCGATTTGCCGCACTGAATGTATGCATAAGCATTTCCATAGGTGTTTCGCTGTATTTCTATCCAACGCCAAAACTCATATGCATTTATGCCGTCGTACGGCTCCACGTTAAGCGCCCGTTCATAACGCAGGCCGAAAACTGCGGGAGTATTCCCGCCCGGGTCGTACAGACCCCACTGGATCTGCCCGATGTTTTTAGCAAGAATCTCGATGCAAGTAGCAAAGGTAACATCTCCCGCCGCGTCAACCATGACGCGACGCCCCGTGCCGATCGGATAGAAATTCTTTTTTGTGCTTTCGTATACGCCGCCGCGGAAAAAAGCTTTAAATTTATCCAGCATAGCCGTTACTCCAACTTATCAACAGTGTCAAGCAGTGCTCGAAGATCTTCGGGAACTTTATAATTTGCTTTGCGTTCGGCTTCCTTTTTTTCAGCTTCAAGATCCTGCAATTTATGTATTACTCCCGCAAAACCCGCTACGGCTACCATATCGGGCTTTTTAGCAGCGTCTTCAATAACCACGTGGTCAAACATCTCTACTGCCTGCTCTCCGGTAAGCCACACTTCGCCGTTGTCAATCCGGGTGTCCAATGTTTTATCTTTAGCATGCTCCAATACGATGCTATGCAAAACGGCATCGATAGCTTTCATAGACTCAATTACATTCGCTATCTCTTCTTTATTTCCTTCAGCGTAAGACATGCAATTGTGCAGCATAAGCAGGTCGTCTTTATGCATAATCAGCTGATTACACGCCAGCGCAATAACCCCGCCCATTGAACATGCCATAACTTCCACTTTAGCCGTTACTTTCTGTTTGCAATTCCTGATCGCGTTAACCACCTGCAGCCCTTCAAGTACGCTGCCTCCGGGAGAGTTAATTACCAGCGTAACGTCTTCCGTAGCCTCATTTAATGCTTTAACTACATCTGCCGTGGCTTCAATGGCCCCATTAATTTTCAAATCCATATCATTTTTCCTCCAATCGATAAAATTGTAATTGTGTAAGCATCGCCCGCGCTCCATAGTTCAGACCTGCATCTGCAGTGCTTGACATGCCTTCCCGTTGGTCGTACATGTGTGGACCCCACTGAGTCATCACCCACAAGTCGGCTTTGTTCCGAAACCGCTCATTCGCTTTGTACAGCGCTTTGTAATTGTCAATTGCATCTTCCAAATAACCGTAACCCGTATCAATAATCCGTCGAATAAAAGCGTCGTCATCGTCATACAGGATATGTAGATAATCTTTTAGTTCTTCCGTTGTAATCATGTACTCACCTGCCTTTCATCATGTCAAACCAGTCGTCTACCAGCTCGTCACCGGACGGAGTACGCCGGTTGAAATCAATGTAGCACGCAATAAATCCCGTCAGCGCCGCATCCAGCGGGTCTATTCGAATATTGCTGTCTGCGCGAAGAGTGATCTTTTCGATAGAATAAAATCCGGTGCTGTTCCGCACTAATAAAGAGTTCGTAACGGCTTTTAGAAATATATCTTCACGCCCCTTAGCGTACGCGATAACCCCGTCTTTAAAGTGCTGCGACAGCGCCTCAATGTACTGACTTAACGCTTTCGGACTTTGATTTTGCAAAATAAAGGTATCGCATATCTCCGACAGGCGGTCCTGTATCCCTGCGATGTTGTACGGATCCGCGGCTATCGTTACGTAATGTAAATCGTGGTCTGTCCGGATTTTGTCTATGTATTCAAAAACCTGTACCGTGTCGATATTCTCACCACCTGCGCCGGAACATAAAAAAAGCTCTGTATCAAGGTAATCTCGATAACAAAACTTATCCGACGTTACATGATCCTGCAATTTCTTTTCCGGCATCCACGACACACCATGTATAAACAATCTATATCCGGCCGCGGGGACATCCTTCTCTACCATCGCCCCCGTCTGGTCTATTCCGTAGTACGTTAGCCAAACCACCGACGTTAAATCGACCGTTTGAGAAGCGTCAATTCCTAAGTACCAGTCTTTATATCCTGCTTGTATCAGATCTTCAAAAGTAGTATCTGTTCCGCAAGCTATCAATTGGTCGTATGTACAAACCTGTTTATCTTCGGCCGAGTACCAAGTGTTACACTGTTTCGTCACAAACGACTGCAGCGTAAACCCTTTCTTCGCTACCGCCTCTTTAGCTTTTTGCAAATATTTTTTCCGGATGTGGTCTTTAATTGTAAATCCGTCTTGTTCAAACAACAGCACTGGATTCGCTTTACCCCATAGCCTGATATTTGCATAGTCTTTACTCTGGACATCCGCTGCATCCGGCTCTGCTAAAAACAAGAAAACATTATCCGGTAAAAGATCTTCGTACAACATCTTTCTCAAAGTCAGCCAGCTTTTATGATTGTCTCCGCCGATTTCAAACTGTGCCGTAGACATCGCGACAAGTAACGCATCTTTAAAATGCGCCTGCCCGTCTTGAATTGTTTTAGTGATGATCTCATCACAGAGCATTTCTTCATCGATAACGGCTACTTTGTTCGTGTACCCATCCAATGAGTTCTTCGCGCTCCCACCTGTCCGGAACATTTCTAAATAGTTCCCGGTGTTTTTGTGCTTTGCCCAGCACGCGGTTTTGTTTACATTATCGAAAACCTCCTTCAAGCGGCGGTCATTATCAATAAATTTACAAAATTCTTTAAAACAGATAGTCGCATTCTGCCCTTTGCATGACGCGAGTACAATCAGTTCATTCCGAAATTTGCTCATTCCCATTAGATAATGTAGTACTGCAGACAATAGAAAGCTTTTCCCGTTACGGCGCGCCATATACAGTTTCGCCGTATTAACCAAGTACCGGCCATCAGGATATCTCAGCCCGAAGATCCCGCACATAATAAACTTTTGAACAGGGTACAGACTCAAGCGTTTAGCTTTACCGTCTTCGTCTACATAAATCAGTAAATTTATAAACTGGAACATCCTGCGCATTGCGTTAAACGCAAATTTATATTTTCCCGAATTGTACAGATCCAGAAACCGCTTAAAGCACCGGTATTCTGACTCTCCTACTAATTCATTATCTGCCCGTTTTACCAGAGCTTTGTAATAGTCTCCAATAAATTCGTTAAGTTCTGCCGGTACTTTCAGCAGCTTAATTTCATCTTCAACCATCGCCAAACCTCTTTTCAAATTCTGTTATACCGCTTACTATCCTTTGTAGCGCATATTCTTTTTTCACCCCGCCAGCTCTATACAATGCATGTATTTCTCCGTGGCTTTTTTCAGACACAGTAATCAGATTATCCAAAGTAAACAGTAAATCCGGTCTTTCATCCCGCTCTTTGATGTGATGAATGATCGGATTATCTAACCGCTGTAAAACGCCAATTCCGAGTAACCAAATATCATAATCCATGTATTTTATACGCACGTTTTTGCGACATTTCTGCCACAAACGGGACGCATATACTTTTTTTGCAGTGTTCTCAGTTTGATATTTTTTAGCAAATTTGCGGGTACACGTAGGGCATCTGTACCCGTCGTAAAGCTGATGACACGTATTGCAACGTTTAAAAATCGCCATCTTTTTGTGATTCGGTCAACATGCGCGTAAATGGATTCCCGTTATCGGCCTCTTCATCCTTTATTTTGTCGAACTTCAGCGCCTTATAAATCCCCAGTGCCGTTTTATTAAACTGTTCATACCGCCGCAGATGCGCCTCAACATTAGCCGCATCCATTTTGTCTAAGTTAGCAGTTAATTCCTGAGATATTTCTTCGGCTAAAACAGTAAACCGGCAATACTGCATAATGAGATTTTCATTAACTTTGTTGATCGTGTCGCACCTGTGCTGCAGTGTCCAGATGTAGTTATTTAGTTTTTTAATCGCCCTGTTTCGTGCCGTGTTTGTCATTTGGTATACACCTGTCTATTAAAATACATCTGTTGAGAAAAATTAAAAAGGACCCGCCGAATTGCGGTCCCGGCCTGTGAAATTCTGGAACATACCCCCATTGTTCACCTCTTGAAACATTAAAAGAGTAAACAAAAAGCACATGCCGGGGAGTGACATGTGCTTTTTGCGGAAAGGAGGTTCATCCTTAAATTTCCCTTTACCATAATAACACGTCTTATAGTGAAATATAATGAAATTTAGTGAAATCCTCCTCTAAATTTTTCAAAGCTTGACCGTGCAGCTGATAAATCCTTCGAATTGTATAATTCATATCCACGGCTATCTGCTCCCATGTCTGAATCAATATGTAATACCGATACAGTATGCATCTACTACTCTCGTCATCTACCTTGTCAATCAGTGCTTTAGCCTGATCTCGTTTATCGATCAACTCGTCCCATGCGGCATTTACTTTTTCAATTTGTGAATCCAGTTTGTCGACAATCTCATCAAGAGTAGCTAAGTGATTCGACTGTATTCTATCGCCAAGTTTCGGACTGGAGATGTTATACGCTCTGCGCCTCAAATCTTCTAATTCCTGCTCGTATGCGCGTAGAAGATTATCTTGCTCTCGGACTGACCGTAAAAACTCTTTAACCGTCATTTCTCCTCCTGCCTGCCGCTACGCACAATGCTACCGTTACGACACCAACGATAGCGCCAATCCACGCGCCGATTACGAAAATCAAAATCTCTGTCATTTCTCGTCAGTCCTTTCTAGCAGATGCTCAATATACCATCGTGCTTTCTTCAAGTCTTCTGTTCCGTTCTTCTGCTTCCATCGCCACAAGTATTTAATTGCATTCGCTGTACACACAGCTTCGATACCGCTTAAATCACTTGTCGCCACTTCGATTGCGTCAATGCATTCTACCCGGCCTTTGTTGTAGTGCGCCGGCCTGTTCACCATATCAATCATCTTTCACCATCCCTTTCGACTAATAATTTAACTGCATTCATCATGGCTTCCTGCCCGTTTTCTTTTCGTTTCAGCGCTTGCATAACCAACTCATCCACCGTACCTTTTGCCACCAGATGATGTATGATAACCGGCTCTTTCTGCCCTTGTCGCTCAAGTCTTGCGTTTGCCTGCTGATACTGCTCCAGGCTCCACGTCAGGCCAAACCACACAATAATATGCCCGCCTGCTTGCAAATTGAGACCGTATCCTGCGCTCGCCGGGTGCGCTATGAGTAGTTTTACCTTTCCTGCGTTCCAATCCCTTATATCGCCTGAATTTTGCAATTCTCGCGCATTCGGAAAGGCTTCTTTGATCCGATCTTTGTCGTGCTTGAAATTGTAGAAGACTAAAATCGGATTTCCGTCATTTGCTTCCACTATTTCTTTTAACGCGACAATCTTCGCGTCGTGAACCGGTATAACTTTTTTATCTGCATCGTACACAGCTCCGTTTGCCAGCTGCAGCAGCTTATTACTGACTGCTGCTGCCGATAAAGCTGTTATCTCTTCACCCTGCAGCTCTGTGATATATTCCCGTTCAAGTTCCCGATATGCCTTTTGTGATTTCTCATCAAGCAGTACGGGGACCGTAACCGGCGGAAGTTTATCCGGCATCAAACGATAATCTTCAGCTTTCAAGCTGATACAGATGTCTGATATCTTGTCATAGATTTCTTTTTCAGCGTCGGGACTCCGTATCCGGTAGCTGTAAACCACCGGACCGTTCTGCTTATCCGGCACAAAGTAATTATTCCGATATTCTGTCAACGTTCTTCCCAGCCGTTTACCGCCGTCAAGCAGGTACAGCTGCGCCCACAGATCCATCAATCCGTTCGGGCGCGGCGTACCTGTCAGCAAAACGATCTTTTTGAAGCACGTCCTGACCTTTCGCAGCGCTTTCCACCGTTTCGTGCCTGCATCTTTGAAACTTGTACTCTCGTCAATAACAAGCATGTCGAAATCCGGTTTATATTTCATGTGTTCAAGCAGCCACACGACGTTCTCGCGGTTAATGATGTAAACATCCGCTTTTCTTACCAGTGCTTGTATTCTCTGTGCCTGTATTCCCAGAATTGTCGAAAACGTAAGACTCTTAAAGCAATCCCACTTTGACGCTTCATCCTGCCAAGTAGCTTCAGCTACTTTCTTCGGCGCCACAATCAATACTTTGTTAATCGATAATTCGTCAAACATTGCTTGAAAGATAGCCGATAGCGTTGTAGATGTTTTACCTAATCCCATACCCAGAAATATCCCGGCTCCTTGATTTTTCAAGACGTGTTCAATTACGGCTTCCTGATACTTGTGCGGTACATACTTCATTTCGCAAGTCTCCTGATAAATCCTTCTGCCGACTTCAAGTTATCGATAGTAGCTATCCGACATCCTCGTCGATACAGATCTCTAATAACCGCTCTCTGCAGCCGTCTCGGCTTCTTCCCCGGCGCCTTCATCTCTGCAAACCCGATTTTCCCGCCGGGAAGAACGACAATTCTATCCGGCACCCCCGCAATTCCGGGGCTAATAAACTTGAGGCATATCCCGCCGCACTCCTGCGCTTTCTGAACTAGGTGTTTTTCTACTGCATATTCTTTCATTTTCACCTCATAAATATACAAAGGCTTTTCCCGCCTATATAATAAGAATATAAATCTTTATTTCGCGCGCTACGCGCGTGCGCGCGAAGGCCCCTACGGATTATAGAGTTATAGAGAAAATAAATGATCATGTGTCTATTATTTTCTTCTATAACTCTATATTTCAATAATCCTCTATAGAATAATTGGTAACATTGGTAACATTTGGTATTTTTCACAGGTACTATCGGCGCTTGACCTGTTACCAATTCCAAAAATAATTGGTAACATTTGGTAACATCTGGTAACAATTCTCTATAACCTCTATAAAATTCAAAACCCATAAATAACTGGTAACATTGGTAACATTGGTAACATCGGTAACACTTTTTTAGCGAATTGGTAACACCTGATTATTCTTTTTTCTTTCGAATAAAGGCCCTTTGAAGTCCGTATAAATTACCAAATCGTAATTTCCCTTGACTATCTTTGTATTCTGTCCACCCTTTCAATTGTTGTAAAATGCCATTCATCTCGCGTGCGTCAACATTCCGAAAGCCCTGCCGCGTCCCGTCAAAAACCTCACACCATATTTCCAGTGCGCACACCCGGCTCCTTGCCACCGTTCCTTCCGGGTAACCTTCTTCTCCGTGGTGCTTGATGTAATCTCGCCGATCGTATAAATCCATATCGTTCCAGTTTTCGGGTAATTTTTTATCCAGATACTCTAAGACCAGCCCGAGCTTCTCACTGCCCTCCGTATGCGCTTCCTGCAGCTCTCTTGCGGTCTTCGCGGAGTCCGCAGGTAAGTACAGCTTTTGATCTGTTTCGTATAGCTGTTTGACCTCTGCCCACACCTGACCAATGAAATCATCTGTCAAATCAGACAGTGGACGTTTGCCATTGCCTAAGCAGAACACAGGCAGAAAACGGCGTCCGCCGGTACGGTCTTTAAGAAAGATGCTGTCATTCGTAGTAGCGGCAAAAACGCACTGCCGCGGGTACTCTTCTGTACGCCGCCCGTAAGGCACCCGGAACTTGTCTGTCTGACGGGAGAGAAAAGCTTTAATCATGTCGTTATCCGCTTTTGTAGACGCCTGCATTTCGGACAACTCAATAATCCAGCTGCCTTGCAGTTGTTCCATTGCTTCTTTACCTTGAAAACTGACAATACTGTCATTAAACCATTTTCCGCCCAGCCTGCCTAAAATCGTACTTTTGCCTATGCCCTGCGGGCCGCTAAGCACTATGCACGAGTCGTATTTAACTCCTGGGCGCTCTATACGAGCTACGGCAGCCTTGAGCCACGTCCGCGTGGCATCTTTTACGTACTGCGAGTCATCGGCGCCTAAAAAGTCAATAAACAGCGTTTCTGCACGCTCGACTCCGTCCCATTTTAGGTTTTTCAGATAGTTTCGCACCGGGTGCGTTTTGTGCTTGTACATGACTTCTACTAATGCGTCATCGATGACCTGCCTTGCGGCCAGATCGTAGTATTTCGCTAAATAATTGCGCAGACCGGCGTCATCAGTATCCCGCCAGATATTGTCGGTACCTTTTTTCCGCCACGGCAGATCCTTTTTGACAATAAGCCTCCGGGAGAACAAGTCGAGTCCGAAAGTGCCCTTAAGCTGCGGATCGTTCTCGAGAATAGCAATAAAATTCCCCGCTACCGGAAGTATCGGCGAGTTCTTCCCGGAGCCTCTTGTCAGCTCACTCATCCAGTCCATGTCGGCATCATCAGCATTAAACCCGGACTCTTTGAAACTCTTCTTGACATCTTCAGCCTGTTCGGTGCTTATTATGCGTCTTGTCGCTTCGTCTTCCCCTGCCAGTTTTACCATTGCGGTATATGATGGCATTTTAACTACCGGAGTGCCTTCGGCGGCATCCGCGTCAAGCGCTCCGAACTTGTGAAGCCTAACCAAATCAAAAGCGTTACAGAGCTTGCCGCCTGCCGGGTCCGTTGAATGGTGCGAATAAGCGAACTTGTCATCGTACACAACAAGCCCGGCGCTTGTGCTGCCTTTCGTGTACGTGTACCGCCCTTCCACCGCACAGGCCGCGTACTCGTCGCTAAGGAATGTCTCTATGGCGTCTTCGATTGTGTGTGCCCGACAGAACGCGCCGATAAGCCCCGGTTTAGTCAGCGGGTCTCCTTGCTTTTTCGCCGTGGATACTGTAATTTCAGCTTCTTTTTTCGAAATCGGCCATAGTGACGTGTCGTGCCAATCTTCGTACCTGTTCAGTACGTCATCCGCGCTAAGAATCGGTGCGTCATTGTATCTGAAGATGAACTCCCCGTCCTGCGGTTTACTCGGCCAGTACATCAGCCGTTCGGGCTCATATGTTGTAGAGTCCATCGCTTCAATGCTGATGTCTTTAGCCAGCAGTCGCGCAATAGCTTTGTATTCATCCGCCGTTACGGGTCTGTCAAGCGGGATAAGCACGCGGTAGCGCGGGGCGGCGGCGGTGTGGCTGTGTGTTGTGTACAGCCCCCATGCTACGTTGCCCATCCCAATATCCAGATCAGTCAGGAAGTCGTCATCGGGACTGTCGGCGTCCAGACAAACAACCTGCCGGTACTCGACATTTTGCTTGAGCCGCTGGCCGTTCTTGAGATATCCGCAGACAAAGCCTCCGATATCTTTTCGGTTGTCTCTGTCGGACTTCTTCATCGCTTTATACTCTGTGACGGTCTCGCCCGTCACAGTCGGTTTAGACAGCCTTTCAAGCAGGTGCGACCATGTCGTTTTCGTGTGTTTCCACTTTTTAGCGAAGCGCTGCGGCGCTGTCGCTATCGTGAACTCAATATCATACTGCAGCTGCAACGCCGGCCACCTCTCTTTCTGTCTGAACGTCATTTGTTTCTATTGTTAATTTTCTTGACTTCGCCCACGCCAGCAGGGCGCGGTTGAGTTCCACGTCCTCTCGGACGGGTTGATTATTGACCAGTTTTGCCTGCGCCACTTTGGTGCCTCTGATTTCAATGCAGATGACCGGCTTTCGGTTTTTGAAAGCTGCAATAATCCGCACTTTGTCAGATAGAACACGGTCGCGGTAAGTACCGACGCAGTTGTGCATAGCACGTCCTAAATTTGCTAACTGTTCGGTATCTGGCGGCAGGCTGAAGATTAAATCGTCAACTTTGCCGGTCAACGGGAAATCCCGCAGAGACTTGTATTTGATACGAACGTTCTCGTGCTGCTGCTTGTCTACTAAGCGCGTGAGATAATCATGAATATCCCGGCTGCGGATTTTCGCTTTGATAAAAATGCGCTTGTTCTGCGGAGTCAGGAGATCCCACATATGTGCGCAGTCCTGCACGTTGTAAGAGTCTTCGCGTTCCATTAATTTGACCGCGGCCGCTTCGCCTCGGGTATGCTTGATTATTCGTAGGGATCGGAGATAACTTTCGGCGCTTTGGTAGAAGCCGATGCCGCATTTTAACGGCGCGAGCATCCTGTCTAAGAGTTTGTACCGATTATTGATCTCGTGAAAAACCGGCCATGCGGACCGGAGAATACGCAGGAAATGGATCGGGCATTTAGCCAGTTGGGCATTCAGCCCCGGCATATCCGGGAAATTGTAGATTTTGCGTACAGCCTGCAGATACGGTTTTCCGGAATCCTCTACGAGTTTCACGACGGGGTCTTTGCTGTACGGACATGCGTGGAGCTCCGTGGTTGTCAGGTTTCTTGCGTCCGGATATCTCAGGCGCCAGACAAGATTTGAGAAACAGTAGTCAAAGGCCCCGTGGTAATTTTGTGTATTTGTCGGTGTGTAAGCAGACTTGATTTTGTAGCCGGCGGCTTCGGACAGCTTGCGATTGAAGCAGTCAACTACATCTCTGAAGAAGGAATCAAGTCTTTTCCGTTCGGCATATCGGATACTGCTTTCCGCGTTTAAATAACGAAAAACAGTATCTTTCATACAAAATCTTGTATTGTCGTATGCCGTCTTGTTCAGCGGCCACAGCGTATGAGAGATTGCTACCCGCCCGAATGCGCCGTGCTGCAGGTATAAGGTTTCCCGGGTCTTGAAATCAAAGCGCAGCGTATATTTTCTTACGGTGTGCGTCGATACATCAATCGGAGATTTAGCGTCTACGTTTAGCGTTTCAATGCATATGTCTAAGTAGTTTTTGTATTCCCGCGCTTCTAAACGGATACTGTAAGGTACGATCATCTGTCCGGATTCGGGTACCTCAATCCACGAGCAGTCTTTATCGCGTCTGTACAATTTTTTCCCGCATTTTGGGCAGTAATAGCTCGCGCCTTCGTCTACCGGACTGCCCAAACCGCCGTGAAAATGCCACAGGCAGTGAAAAGAATGCCCGCAGGCAGTGTGCACCTGCAGACTCTCTTTCCATCTGTACGACCTCCGACTGTTATAAACTACGCGCACGACTTCGAATAACCGATTATTCCGGTATTGACTGATAATTCTCATAATCCGCCTCAGAATAAATCATCTAAATCATCTGCCGCAGCAGCCGGCGGGCAAGACTCGACAACAGGTTCTTCTTTCTTTTTAGCAGGAGCTCGTCTACGCTTCGGTTTTTCTTCTTTCTTCGGTTCATCTTTCTTTACTTCTTCTTTCTTCGGTTCTGTTGCTTCGATAGCTTCAATAAGGGTTTGCGACGCTTCTAAGCAGTCTTCGCAATAAGCTTTTGCTTTATCTATCTGTTCTCGCTTTTCTTCTCGAACTTCAGCGTCAAGCGTTTCGGCCCATTTATCAAGTACTTCAATTCCCTCCTTTGCGATTTTGATTTGCTGTTCCATTTGTATTTTGTTCATTTTTTAGTCTCCTTTTTCCTAAAATGATCCGAGATGATTTGTACGGCACATAAAACGGACTTCTCGGTCACCGTCATACGCGGTGATGCTCAACCTTAATTTATTTAAAAATTTAGACGCTGTACCGCGAGGCACGTAGTACTTTTTAGATCCGGCAATATTAAGGCATATGCACGGAAACTCCGGGTGATGTTTAGCATACAGCGTTATGTATTTTGCTAAAGCTCCGTAGCATTCGTCGTGCGATAGCTTCACAACACTTACATACTCGCTCGGCACATTGTCCTGTTTATAACGATTAATGATCTGCATTCGATCTTTTCCGTAAGCACCCTGCACTGGGATATTAATTGTTTTCAAAGTGCGCACCTCCTAATCTTTCATATAATACGAGCCTTCAAAGCCATCTGCCGTTTTGATCAGACCGGCTTCCCACCTGTCTCTTATACACATCTCCGAGCCCACGAGACGCGTAGTAATCTCG